CCGTGACGAATTATTTCATCAATCGCTATTTTTACGGCTTTGGGATCAGTCCGTAACCTGAATGCAATTTCCTCGTAACCAATCCGTAACATTCCTGATACGGGATTTTCATCCTCGGCGGCGAGAAGCCAGAGCATGGGTAATAAAGCCCTTGCCTCGACTGACATTTTCTGAAATTGGAAATTATCTAAAAGGCTTTTATGCAGCCTTATCCACGGCGGATTGCGGTCTTTATACGATTGAAATGATGACCAGTCTTTGATCTTAAACATAAAATCTCCCACAAAAATCCCCAGTAAAGAAGGGTGCGAGGGCAACCACGGGGATTTGGCTGTCTATCGGGGATCAATCCGATATAAGCCCTCACGGTTAGTATATATCAGGTTTTTAAACGGTTAAACAGCCTTACTGAGAAGATCATCCCCTCGTTGTTTTACATGCTCAAGGTTTTTTACGGCCTGCCGGAAGTAACTGGCCTTCAGTTCAATGCCAATACCCTTACGTCCCATTTCAACCGCGCCGAAAACCTCGCTTCCAATACCCATAAACGGGGTAAAGACTATATCGCCCGGATTGCTCCAAAGGTGAATGCAGCGCTCAATAACGTCCAGCTGCAACGGGCTGATATGTTGCTCGTCTTTTTCGTCTCTTGCGCTGCGGTATTGAAGCGTCCGGCTTTGGTTAATATCCGTCCATACTGGTGAAGCATAACGTTGCCAAACCTCGATTGAATACCAGCGTTTGGCGTCCTCGATTGATTGGCGCTTCAGTCTGCTTTCCACCGGCTCAGGTGCGTTTCCTTCCCCGATATAATATTCCAGCTTACCTTGTACTGGTTCTTCGTTCTTTCCCGGTTTGCGGAAAATAACTATATAATCCGCTAATCCTTGACCGCTAATCGTGCTGTCTTTTTCCATCTGCTTATGAAGCAGGCGGATTGACTTTGTGCGCTGCTGGGCAACAACGGGATCTTTCCAGATACATACTTCGGAATGGAATATCCATCCACGATCTATAAAGTTACGAATAACCTCTCCCCTAAAGTCACGCATACCGATAAAACCATCCCGCGTGATACTGGTAGGAAGCTGCATACAATGAACCGCTGCCAATCGTCCGGGCTTTGTCATGCGAAACAAATCGGAAATAATAAACCCGTAATGGTCATAGAATTGTTGGCCCTCTGAATTGCTTACGTCACGGTCTGAATTGCTAAACTTATAAAGACCCTCAAACGGCGGGGAATGGATAGAAAACCCAATGCTATTGTCGGGAATTGCAGGCATAAGCTCGCAACTGTCCCCTTCATAAATCGCGTATTGATTGGTGACTACTTGATTGACTGCTTTTAAATCCATGATGGTATCTCCACTTTCTGCGTTGGTATGTAAGTTAATGTATCTCGGGCCGCGCCTCTGATATTTACTGCGTTTAAATCCGCCATATGTTTGACCATCTGGCGCATCATATGTTCACATTGCATCTCTTTGCGCTTGATATTGGCAACGACTGCGCCCTCAAGCTCTGAAGCAATGAAATGTGCATAGACTTCTTTTGTCTGGCCGAAACGCCAGAAACGGCGTATAGCCTGAAACACTTGCTCAAAACTGTCATTCAATCCGACAAAGCAAGTATTGTTACAGTGCTGCCAGTTCATTCCGAATCCGGTTAATGATGGCTTGCTGATAAGAACCCGGATATTTCCGTTTGCGAATTGTTCAAGAATATCCTCTTTCTTGTCTTCGTGCATAGACCCGACAATCTCAACAGCGCCGGGGATTTTATTGGCCAGCATTGCACTTTCGTCATTTAGATTGCACCATACAACCCAAGCGTCATATGGCTTTTCTGCTACGATTTCAGCAGCTTTATTAACCCTATCCTCGATAGTCGCACGTCTTGCGCCTAAACGCTCTGACATAGATTGAGCTTCTAACGGAAATAAAAGTCCGGTTTCAATATTGGCTTCATACTTTGCGCCGACTGTATGCTGTATCTGATGCAGTTCAGGCAGATTATATTTCGATCCGTCATAACCAAGATCAGAAGGATTAGAAAGCATGACAGACCATGAAGCCATCCACTTCCAGAATTCATCTTCTGCATGGCCCTTTAATCGCCATTCTTGTGTCTTCGCCGCGTCGTGAACGAAGAATGTCGAAAGCATGTCAGTGTAAGACATGATCCCGGCAAACTCAGAATGGTTTCCTAGTTCCATGTAATCGTTCGGGCTGGGAGTTGCCGTTGCAGCGAGTCGGTATGGAATTGACTTACAGATATCAATAAGCTTTGTCCGATAGTGTCCTGATTGGTTTTTCAGAATAGAACTTTCATCCAATACAACGCCCTTGAATTTAGACATATCAAAATGGTCTAGCTTTTGATAATTCGTTATCAGGATAGGGCAATCGCTTTCATCCGATGACGATACGTGTTCACATTCAATGCCGAATTTATTGGCCTCACGCTTCATCTGCGCCGCTACTGCCAGCGGGGTGAATATAACCGTTCTAACCTTTTCTGCATCATGTAGAGACTGCGCCCATGACAGTTCCATGAGTGACTTACCCAGACCAGTACCAGCAAACAACGCAGCCCTGCCGCGCTTACAGGCCCAATTCACAATGTCATGCTGAAAATCGAACAGGTTTTGATTTAATTCCGGCGGGTTTGGTATTCCAGTAGGTACATCAATCCGTGCCTTGGATTTTAAAAATTCCATGTAGTCCATGTTTTTCTCCTTTGTCTAAACCGTACACGTAAAAAAAAGAATGTAAATAGAATTTTTGTATTTACTTTATACTTTTTTTGTTCTATTCCTATTTCATGAACTTGCAACGATACACATGGGAACAGCTAGACACAATAAGCCGCAGACTGGATGAAAGGATTTATCAGAAATCCAGAAACGGTATTCAGTGTTATAGCCAGAAGTTTGTATATGACAGATTGCAGTTAGAATTTTGCAGAAGACTGAAAGGAAAGATGAATGGAAAAATCGATTTATAATGCTCTAGCGGCATTTCAGGCAGAAGCTCCTATGATTTTAAAGACGGCAAACAATCCGTTTTATAAATCAAAATACGCCGATCTGCCTGCGGTATGGGGTACGATTAAAGAACTGGTGACAAAGCACGGTTTTGTTGTGCTGAATAGCGTTGTCCAGAAAGATGGAAGGGACTGCCTAGAAACAACCCTGTTTTACCCGGCATCTGGTGAATTGCTTACAAGCTGTTTGCCGATTAATCCTGCAAAGAATGATCCACAGGGATATGGCGCGGCTATTACATACCACCGCAGGCAAAACCTTGTGACGCTTCTGGGATTGGTCTGTGACGACGATGATGACGGCAACGCGGCCAGCGGAAAAGAGGAAAAACCAAAGCCGGAGAACAAGCCAAAGCCGAAAGAAGAGCCGAAACCCAAACCCCCGCAAGTCGAGTTTCTGGAAACATGCAGACGCGAACTTGAGGCATTGAACGACATTCAACACGTTACCGAATGGCAACAGTTGCCGAAGGTAAGGGAAGGAATGAAGGACCTGAACCTTAAACAAGTCACATGGCTTCAGGATCAGATTAACGCGGCCATGACACGCCTTAACCCATTGAATGCGGGGTAGTCATGACAGAGATTTATCTTGATCTTGAGACGATCCCTTCGCAGTTGGACTGGGTTAAGAAGCACGTTTCCGAAACTGTAAAACCCCCGGCGACAATGAAAAAACAGGAAACCATTGAAAAATGGATACTGGAGGAAAGCGGGGCGGCTATTGACGAAGCGATGGCAAAAACCTCGTTTGATGGTGCTATGAACCATATTGTTTGCATTGGTTACGCGATTAATGACGAGCCGGCGCAAAGCTTTACGGTTGAAGATCACACGAAAGAGGCTGAAGCGATAACCGGATTTTATAATGCTATCCGAGAATATCAATTCGGCACAGTGTTTATTGGTCACAATATATCGGGCTTTGACATGAGGGTATTGCGACACAGGTCGATTATTCTCGGTATTAAACCACCAAGTTTTATCCCGTTTCACGCCAAGCCATGGGATGAAAACCCATATGACACAATGGTGCAGTGGGATAGTAAAAATATGATCTCTCAAGACAAGCTTGCAAAGGCGTTAGGGCTTGAGGGCAAAAAGGGGATGGATGGAAAAGACGTTTATCCAGCATGGCAAGCGAAGGAATTTGACAGGATCGCGGCATATTGCCGGGATGATGTTGAAACAGTGAGAAAAATCTACAAACGTATGAAAGGATTTTAAATGGCATACGAACAAAAACCCAATACCGGGTCAATCTTTAAGAACTACAAAAAAGAGAAAAACACGCATCCCGATATGAAGGGCGAAGCTCTGATTGATGGAAAGTCATACTGGGTATCCGCATGGCGGAAAGAAGACAAAAACGGAAACGCTTGGTTTAATATGGCTGTTACCGAGAAAGGTCAAAATAAACCTGTAATGGATAACACGCCTGCTGGCCGGGATGATAAGCC